GTTATGTTTTGACTTATTTTACATTAGGTTTCTTGGTTTCATGCCCATTTTTGTTTTCCTTTGCTGCGCCCACATTGGGTTGGTTGTGCCTGCCCTCAACTGTTACTGTTTTGCAGAAGAAATATTCTTATTTGCCTGCTTTGGTTGAGAGCTGTTTGGCTGAAGCTTCACACGGGACCAACCCCACTGTGTTTAAAACTAATATTGGCACGTATTATAACCGGCATGCTTGTGTGAATGTGCCAATGGAAATGGCGTCTTTATTGAAATTTGACACGGAATTGGTTGCTTGCGCTAAAATTGCTTCACGGGATTTTGTTATGCGCGGAGTGGAGTTGGCCGAGCCCGTTATGAAACCAAATGTTTTCTCATGGGACTTCGCTCCGGTGAATTGCGCTTGGCAAAGCCTAGTTCCGGGTTGGTTGATTCAGGGGCAGTGGTCATTCACACGCCCTGTTTGCGTCGTGCTCGCAAGCGTGTTGCTCAGCGTTTGCCTTTTGGTTTTATTCCTTTCTTGGCCCCGCACTGCGCTGACGCCAATGACCCAGCCACCCAATATGATGGAATCGTCAAGCGCATTGTTAGAGACTTACCAACCCCCAACTTACCCATCTTTCTCCGTTTCAAACGCCATGTTGCCCGTAGAGTGCGCGAACTCTTTCAACCGTTGGCTCCAGTCGACATTGCAAATCTCGCAATTGATTGGATCAAGAACAATGCCAATTATCCTCAACCTCGCAAAGACCAACTCTTGGCTGTTCTTGAGAGCCTTCGAGGTGGGACTCCAACATTGGAACAACTTCATAAGGTCATGTGCTTCATTAAAACTGAATTTTATACCAATGAGAAGTTTGCAAGGTGGATTTGTTCACGGTGTGATGAAACCAAGGTCTTTTGGGGCCCTTGGTGCCATCTCATTGAGCGAGAGGTCTTCAAGAATCCACACTTTGTTAAATTCACCCCAGTTGCTGAGCGTCCAAGACTTGTTGCAGCTTTACGAGGCCGGTTTAAGAGATGTTTTGGTTCAGACTACACGTCTTTTGAATCCCATGTCTCACCAGAAGTCTACCGCGCATGTGAGCTTGAGCTGTACACTTACATGTGCCAACAGTGGTCACATGTTGGCTTGTTGGAAGAGATGTTTTGCGGGCGCAATCGTCTCTCAACTAGACTGGGTTTGCGCGTAACAGTTCAAGGTAAGAGATGCTCAGGTGATATGAATACTTCACTGGGCAACGGCTTTTTGAACTTTATGCTGACTGACTTTATTTTGAGTGAGAAGAAAGCTGAATGGGATGGCTTGTTTGAGGGCGATGATGGCCTTATTGTCACTGATGCTGAGTTAACCGTAGAAGACTTTAAAATGCTCGGGTTCACCATTAAAATTGAAGTTGGAGAGGACCCTTGCAGAATGGCCTTTTGCCGCCTAATTTTTACTGAATTTGGGGAAACTATTCGTGATCCTGTTAAGTTTTTGGTGAATGCAGGTTGGACCACTAGTTTCTTGGGGGCTGGCCCCTTGATTGGTTGGCAATTGTTGATTGCCAAGGCCCTCTCTGTTTTGGCTGAGACCCCAAATTGCCCAATTGTTGCTATTTGGGCCCATTCAGTTTTGCTGCACAGCCCACCTGGTTTGAAGCCCAGGTTTGTGGCTGATGGTTATCATGAGCTTCCTTCCCTTTCATTACCTGTGCCCACGTTTCACCCTAGCAATGACGTGAGGTGTTTGTTTGCCCTCACTTATGGCATCACCATTGAGCAACAGTTGCTTATGGAAAAACAAATTCTTGATGGTGATTTTCAG